GCGGATTAAATTCATCAGCGTTTGGGTTTTTCCAGCGCCGCTTCCTCCAATGATAAGCATTCTAAACGGTAAGTTCAATTTGTGTTCTTTGATATTAGGGTTGTGAGAATGTAATAGAAACTTCTTTGGCATAGATTTATAAAAGTCCACCATTCCATTTGCATTGACGACATCTTTTTTAGGAGGCATACTTATATTATACTAACATTATAATTCATCACTTTGATTCTTTACTGACATTTCAATATCATTACTATCCACGCTACTATCGCTTCTCATGACATAATCCCCATTGTTTATTTTATTGATGGTTTCAAAATATTTTTGTTCTTTTTTCATGATGGATATTAAATTGTTATGACTTTGGACTAAGAATTTTTTGCGTATATCAGGGTATAAACTGACTTCAAGTTTTTCTAAACTATCGTTATATTCTTTTAGCAAATTAGGTAATAACTCTTTTTCATTTCTAGCATTGGTCAAGGTGTGAGTGAGTAAAGATTGAGATTGTAGTAGTATTTCCATCTGTGACGGAAAGTTTTTGAATTTAATCAAGGCAGAAATACATGCAATGATGGAACTTAATGCAATTGGTACAAGAGATACTACATTTGAATCCCAACCCATTTTCATTTTCATAGATTCAAAAAAACCTGTTGCTAAAGAAACTACAATGATACATTTATTCCAATTATCACTTTCTAATTTCAAATTTTCATGTGCTAACGAAAGGCAATCACGACGAGAGCGTAAATCATTAATAATCATTGGTAAAGAAACCTTTTCCATATATATTATGTAGAGATATTAATACTAACTTTGCTCTTATATTTTTCTCGTCTAATCCTATTAATTTCATCTTTATTTTTTTCGTAATGTTCCTTCTTTTGGTTATTTATTTTAGTTCTATTCTGTTCTCTGTATATTGTGTGTTTCTCAATTAAAACATCTTTATTTTTTTCCCAGTATTCTTTTTTTTCATCTAATAATTTCTCTCTATTTTGTTGCCTATATTCATAGCATTTGTTTTTATTGTATATTTGTTTTTCTTCCTTTGTTGAAGAAGGTCTATAAGTGTTAAGCGTTGAGTTCAATTTCTCAAACCAATATCTTTCACGTGTTCTTGCCTCATTATTATCTGTACATGGGTATTTTTCAATTTCAATCATACTCCAATCGTCCCATCCACCATTTCCTCTTATTGTTTCATATATTTTAATATCATTTTTATAGTTTATATCATTAATACAATTTCGTTTATGCTGACTTTTTCGTTTGGAAAAATCAGTAGTTGAACCAACATAACAATCGTTTACATTTAAATCATTACATACAATTTTGTAAATAATGGTTCGTGAATAATCTACCGCTTTACGAGGCATTCTTATTATATCTTAAAATATCTCTTTAAGTTTTATCCAATAAACTATCTACTGCTTGAGACCAATTCATATATATAACCATAGAATTTAATTATCCTAAAAAATGACCAGTAAATGAGCAATGATGGTTTCCGTCTTCCGTATAATCATCACTATAACTTGTATCCGTCATTCTTATGCTTCCACTTACTAATTGTACATACACTTTGTCTCCTGAGTGACATTGTAAAATAGTAGAAGTTGACCCTATGCTTTCATTGTCTTCTATGGTTGCTCGTGATTTAACTTTTTCTCTAATAAAAACACTTCCATTTAGATTTGAATCAGGGTTCAATGGTTCAATCAATAAATTTACTTCACATGCAGATGTAGGAAAAAAACGAAAGGAAAAAAAATATAATCCTGACAATGGAGCAGTGAACTCACGAGTAGTCGCATTATAGGCACTTCCTAAATTATAATCTGTTATGGAATAAGGTAAATTACCTCCCAAAGTTGTAAAACTACTGCTTTCACTAAATGCTCTAAATGCTATAGGATTAATATCTTTTTTTCCGTTAAGAATACTTACCACATTATCATTTCCAATAAACAATTGAGTAAATTTACCAATAGAAGCATTGACCTCATCAAAAGTAGTATCTGCTAAAGCGGTTATAGCATTTCCATAATTTTTAGAATTGAAAATAGATCTATTTTTATCAGGTGGGTTATAAGCACTCATTATACTTTATATAAATATTTTATTTATTGGGTTTCATGGGAAAGTCCATTCCTATGACCCATATGCTTGGAAAATCACGAAGTTCTTGACGATAGGTCAACCATTGGTCTCTTCTTGGATAATCTGGTAAAGCACAATGGTCACATTCACGCAATAAAGTATCACGCTCTTCACGCATCTCATCTAGTAAGAAGTCCTCATATTTCAATAAAAATTCTTCTTCAGTTGGTTTAGGCATAGTCGTGTCGTTCCATTCAAGAGATTCGTAGGTTTTATCACAAATCCAATCTTTTTCAAGATAATATTTTATCAATATTTTTGAGATGTCCATATATAATAGAACAAGATAAAATTATGCTAAAAAATGACCTCCAAAAAATGAATCAGGATAACTCTCAAAACGAATAATACCATTTGTTTTTACAACACTTACTTGGTCATTTGCCTCCAATAGAGTAATAGTAGTCCCACATGTTGTTTTATTTGAACCTGCTCCGTTTTGATTTTGTATAAGTCGTAATATAGTTCTTGATGTGATAGGACTATTGACTCTAATATTTAGTCCAAATGAATTATTACCATTAGAACTGATGTTGATATAGAACACATACATACCTTTAATTGGTGCTGTAAATGTGTATGTTCCAGTATTATAACTATTGCTATAATCGTAATCTTCAAAATTAAGTGGCATTGTAACATTTCCTGAAAAATTACTTCCTGTTTCTCGTCCAACTCTAAAACTGATACGATTTGCTATAGTTAATCTGCCACCTATAGTAGCATTATTAATGGTTGTCAATGTTCTACATGTCAAATCTGTGGATGAATCAATTGCTGTTCCTCCTGTAGATGAAATAACATTCGTTGATTCGTCAATCGTAATATTGTTACCTGCTGTTAATTTATTTTGTTTATTGTCTTCTAAACCACTAATCTTAGTTGCGACATTGTTTGCCCCATAAAACAAATTCGTTCCAGCAGTTATAGTTGGTGCTGACATGGAAGTTGTGGCGGATACAATAGGTGTATTCAGTTGAGAATTACTTCGTATAGTAATAGTACCTGCATTAATCAATCCAGTATCAATATTAGTGGTGGTTTTTAAAGTATCTTGTTTGGCATTTAATGCATTTGACAAATCAGTATCCGTAACCACCTCTGTTAAGGTTATGTTATTGGAAGCATCTATGGAAATATTATCACCAGTAATCAATTTATTTTGTTTTAATTCTAATGCATTTGACAAATCAGTATCTGTAACCACTTCTGTTAAGGTGATGTTATTGGAAGCATCTATGGAAATGTTATCACCTGTAATTAGTTTATTTTGCTTTAATTCTAATGCGTTTGACAAATCAGTATCTGTAACCACCTCTGTTAAGGTTATGTTATTGGAAGCATCTATGGAAATGTTATCACCAGTAATCAATTTATTTTGTTTTAATTCTAATGCGTTTGACAAATCAGTATCTGTAACCACTTCTGTTAAGGTGATGTTATTAGAAGCATCTATGGAAATGTTATCACCAGTAATCAATTTATTTTGTTTTGTTTCAAGTGCGTTTGACAAATCAGTATCTGTAACCACCTCTGTTAAGGTTATGTTATTGGATGCGTCTATGGAAATGTTATCACCTGTAATTAGTTTATTTTGTTTTGTGTCAAGTGCTGTTGTTAAATCACTACCTGTAACCACCTCTGTTAAGGTGATGTTATTAGAAGCATCTATGGAAATGTTACTGCCAGTGATTAGTTTATTTTGTTTCGTGTCTAGTGCGGTTGATAATTCACTATCTGTAACCACTTCAGTTAAGGTGATGTTATTGGATGTATCTATGGAAATGTTCTCACCTGTTATTAATCTCTCTTGTTTTTTTGAAACATCACTAGCGATTGTTTCAAGTGAACCATTAATTGTAATAATTTTCCCAGTATTAGTAGTGATTTCCGTTAGAAGATTTTGTGTGCCTATTAATATTGTATTCGCTGAAATGATATCACCTGAAATATCGTCTACTACAATGTCACCGCTTGTAATGTAATCACCTTGTTGATTTATGTCTCCTAATACATTCGCAGAAACTAAAGTAATAGTTCCTTGTGCAACAGGGAAAGCAAGAAAGTTAGCATTTAAATATTCTCTGTTTATCTCACCCCCTTGACCTAAACTACCAAAATTTCTTGGATTGAATATACTCTGTTGCTTATTTGGAGGTGTGTAAATACTCATTATATAATAGATACATATAAAAATATTGGATTATTATATGGAAGAAATATATAATGTAAGCAATCCTGAAATAGTTTTAAGACAACTGAAAAAGTATTACGGAAATCATGTTGATTTATATTTATCTACTTCTAAACATAAGAAATATATGGTATTCAATGAAGATGGAAAAAAGGTTCATTTTGGGAGTATTCTTTATCAGGATTATACAAAACATAAAGATAAAAAACGTAGGGATAACTTTAGAAATAGAAACAGAAGATGGAAAGATGCTGATAAATTTACTCCTGCTCATTTATCGTATTATTTACTATGGTAATCAAAACATGTCTGTTGGTCCTTCTATGAAGCGGTTTTCTGGTCTCTCGTTGAAAGAACGAACAATTATTTTCCCACCTCGTTTTACCTGTCGTAATCCGTTTCCGTACTTGGAGTCCCCGTATATTTTATTACCTTCTAAGACATCTGGACTATGTTGTTTCAAAGGGTTCAAACTGACACCATCTATCGTGTAATTACTTTTTTGTAATGGGAAAAATGAAACTGGGTCAAATCTACTTCTAATATCATACTGATTTTTTTTCCTTCGTCTAAATAAAAAGTCCTGAGGACGAGTTGCCTTATTAAGAGTTATCCGCTCACGAGCATTAGAAGGAACAATTTCTGCTAACAAACCGCCTTGACTGTGACCTATTATGGTCATGTCTTCTGGGTTATATTGTTTTTCTAATTCTGCTACTCGTTCTTTTGCTCTTTTGTATCGTGGTGTCATTTTGTAAGCAGTTTCACCTCCTAATCCAAAAACCGCATTGTTTTGCCAGTCCGTAAGTGTACCTTCTGTTCCACGAAGAGCAACTGCTATTTGACCACTTGGATGTTTAAATCCAGTCACTTCAGGTGTGTCCATGATTTTCTGCCATCCTTCAACCTCACTTCTGTCATAAGTTGATTTTATCATGGACTTTAAAGTATTTGCTTTTAAACCACCTCCTTTCACTACTTTCCTCATTATATAATAAGGTTATAAAATATTTAGAAAATAAATGTACGTCGTTACACTCATCACCGATTCGCACGATGCTGTTCCCGACCTTTTGATGTGAACAAATTCAATAAATATCGCACACGTTTATAAATTTGCGTTAGACGAGTTATCATTGCTTTAAGTTGGAGTTTTTCCTCTTGCGGTAAATCACGGGTATCATAACCTTTAAGTTTTATAATCGTACTTTTT